TGCTCGCTTGGCACTGCGTTTGGCTGATCGCTTGGCACTGCGTTTGGCTGATCGCTTGGCACTGCGTTTGGCTGATCGCTTGGCACTGCGTTTGGCAGATGATCGTTTGGTACTTCGCTTAGCTGATCGTTTAGCAGAACGTTTGGCACTGCGTTTAGCTGATCTACTAGCACTGCGTTTAGCTGATCTACTAGCACTGCGTTTAGCTGATCTACTAGCACTGCGATTTGTCATTGTTGTTTATTATTATAAAAATATTATAAAAATGATTTTTTTATAATATTTTTATAACTTAAAAGAACAAACTACTATTAAAATGACTGACTTTTTTTATTTACCTGAACATCTTTTATTTTTAAAAGATTCTGTTGAAAAAACAGATGATAATTGTGATCTTCAAATTTATTCATTCAAGTCATGTACAAATGAAAGTAGTAATGAATTAAAAGCATATCGAGGCTTAATTTTCAATGGAACTACATTAGTTGCAACATCTTTAGGATATACATCTGAATATAATGAAGATGAATTATCTAAAATTCCAGAAGATATTACTAGTCAACTACAAAATTATAGTTTTTTCCCATCAGAAGAAGGTACTTTATTACGTGTTTTTTTCCATAAAAAATGGTATTTGAGTACACATCGTAAAATTGATGCATTTAAAAGTCGATGGGGTAGTGGTGATTCTTTTGGTGAAATCTTTGTATCTAGTTTAGAAAAAACATTTGATGAATTAACCAGTACAATGAATCCTTATCATGTTTATTTTTTCTTGATTCGTAATACAAAAGATACACGTGTTGTATCTCATCCACCTTCTAAACCTACTATCTATCATATTGGTACATTATTGAATAATGAAACATTTACACTTGATTATGATATTGGTGTGCCTAAACAAGAAAAAATAATGTTTACAAATATGCAAGAAATCTACAATTATATTGTTAATTTAGATCCTTATAAAAGTCAAGGTATTATAGCTTTTTCAAATGATGGAACTGGAAAACATATTAAATTAATATCATCAAAGTATCAGCAATTTTTACGTATTCGTGATAATGAACCAGATTTGTCTTTTCGCTTCTTACAGTTATGGCGAGATCAAACTAGTAATCTATTTCAAACTTTTATTGAATTGTATAAAGAAGAATACAAAAGTAAAATTAATATTTATACGAGCTATTCTTTTAAAGTTGCAAAGTATCTACATAATATGTATTTTCAAAAGTTCATCAAAAAAGAGAAAATTGTATGTCAAAAAGAAGAATGGTCTATTTTACGTAATGTTCATGAATGGTTTTGGGCTGAGCGAACAACTCGTAAAGTTACATTTGATGTAATGTACAAAATGATGCTTCAAGATGTCAATTTACGATCATATCATCGTATTTTAAAAAAAATGATGGGAGTTATTAACAAAAACAAAGATAACATTCAAATTGAAGATAATACAGATTCAACTGTTGTAAAAATTGATAATAAAGATATTGACATGGTTGATTAAAAAACGTAAAATATATATAAAATTGATTTTAATATTTAAAATAGAGTAAATATTAAAAAATGTTCCAGCAAAAAAAAACAAATGAATTTATACAATTTGTTAAAGAAAGATATGCAAAGATACATACAAACTTTACATTTTCTAAAGATGTTCAAAAAATTAAATATGTATCAGGTGAAAAAAAATACACAATTCAATCAAACTTGGCAATTTTAGAAAAATATATTAGTAATTTTTTAAATGTTCGAAATAGTGATATTGAATCATTACAAGCTGATAAAAATGATCGTGAATCAGTTGGCTCACGATCATTTTCTTATCATATGAAACCTGGTATGTTAGACGAGTTTGATAGAGCTTATACAAATGTTTCAAACTCTCTTCAATGTGATATATTTGAATCATTTCATGATATTACATTACTCAAACATATTATTAAATTACCAAAAATTTTGAATAGTGGAGAAGTTAACTATGGTGATAAAAAGAAAGAACAAAAAGATGAAATAGAACCTGAACCACAAAAAATTCAAAATCCTATACGTATTAAAAGTAATATCAAAGATGCATGGGATTTGGATGATCAAAAATAAATCAATTTACTAATTTAAATAATCATCTCTACTAATAAAGATGATTGATATGTTTTTTTATATACTACTATTTTTATGCATTATAGCTATATATAAACGCCAAAAAATTAAACATATATATGATTTATATAAACTTTTTAAAAATACAGTTGATCCTGAAAATAAACGTAATTGTTGTCAATTATTTTATGATATGTTTAATTTAGCTTTTGTATTATTTTTTCCACAACAAACACAACAACAATTAGATAAATTTAATAAAAAACATGTAAAAATACCATATGAGTTTAAAGATAATAAATATGTGTATTTATTAAAAGTACCAAAAGGTATAATGCCTATAGATACTATTGTAGATGAAGATGGCAATAATATATTTGATGAAATTTATCCTTATTTAGGACCTAATTTAGATTGCCACGGAGCTAATGTTTTTCCAAAAGATTTTGGTTTAAAAAGAGTTATAATTAAAGATATTAATAATAACGAATTTTCTTTTGAAGAAGATGAAGCAATTATTATAACAAAACAACAAAATAAAAGTTTTAAAGAACTAGAAAAAGAAGTAAATGATGCTATAAATGAAATGAATAAAGTTGAAGATGAACTACATCAAAAAATAGAATAAAAACAAAGATAGTTTTTATGACCATAAAATTGTCACAAAGTATATAGACCTAAAGTCGGATAAATATTTAACTATAATAATTAAATATTTTACATTTAATTATTAAAATCTTTATATTTAAATAATTGAATATATAATAAAATGGATCCTGAACAATTGTTTAAATTTTTTAATCCATCGTTACAAAATCATATTGATTATACAAAGATTGAAAAGAAGAAAAAATATCATTATGTAATTGAATATAATGGTTTACAAAATAGATATGATATTATTCAACATATAGTATTACACTATCCATCTACTACAAAAGTAAAAAAAAATATTAGTGTATCTACAGATGGAATTTATTTTAAATGTGACAAAAAAGTTACCATAAAAGAAGTATTATTTTCTACCAAAAAAATTGAGTTACAACAAGATATTTTGTTACATGGATATAGTTTACATGAAAAATCTGTAAAAGTATTTGAAGAATTATGGGGTGATGATGAAAATGAAAATATTACAAATGATCCTATCGTAAAGTTTAAAAATGAAAAGATACAAGAATGTTATGTCTTAAAAACAGAATTATATGAATTGGTTATAACACTTGAAAAAATAACTATTTATTTTAATTTAGAAAATGAAGAGACTAAACAAGATATATTTAATGTGATTCAATCCATATTATATTATATTTATATTGGATATAAACATGTAATAACATTAGAGCATGAAAACAAAATAAAAAATCATATATCTTTTAATGTTATTAAGAATCAGCAAAAGATATTTTTGTATAAATATATTATAAAAAAGAAAGATACAAAGTCAGCTATTATAAAAAATTATTTTTCTTCTATACCTGCAATTCGTTTTAATATATACGGTGAAGTATTTTTATTAGATTGTTATAATAATATTAGAAAAATAGAAAATACAGATAAAGAAGATTATTACTATACAGATGAAGGATTTATGTTTCCTGATTCTTCTTATCTATGTTTAGATGAACAAGAGTATCAAAATAATTATCATTTAGAAAAAAATGATGCATTTCTTTATCATGATTTAGAAAAACGTGAATATAGTGTGTATACACATAGTTCTAATATATATAAAGATAGTATTGAGGATCAAATATTTATTAGAAATTCTTTCTTAAAAAAGAGTTATCAATTAAAATTTTTATATTTTTCTAAAAAAGCAATGAATAATATGCAAATAACAGAAATAAAAGAAATAGTTGATGTTTTTGAAATGCAATCTATGGTGAAGCGATTTTGTAAAGATTTAGATATTGATTTTTTAAATGGTTTACCTACTTCTTATAAAACTGTTATTTTAAATGAATCTAAAAAAATAAAAGAAGCATCTGTTAAAACAAATTGGGTTGCTGATTTTTTTTATAAATTTCTATCTTATGAATACGATGAATCTAAACCAATTATATTAAATTTAAAAGATACTCCACATAATTTATCTACTAAAATTATATCTAAAAAAGATTTACAATTATCTAGTCTTCTTGAAAAAGAAAAAAATGAAATAAATGAATTTAGTAAAGATAAAAAAAAATTAGAATATTATTCTGCTGTTACTAAGTTCTTAGAAGATCAATCAAAAATATATGGTAAAGAACTTGAAAAACGAGTACGTGGTTCTATAACAAATTCATGGATGAAATGCTGGGAAATGATTAATATGTTTAAACTTGTACCAAAAGATCATTTAAGTACTTTTACTATTTTTTGTAATGCTGAATTTCCTGGATCTTTTATTCTTGCATTAAATCATTACATAAAAACAGAAACAAAAAATAAAAAATTTGAATGGTATGCTAATAGTATTTGGCCTACAGAAGAATTAAAAGCAAGTAAAAAAGAAATTTATAAAGATTCATTTAAACTCTATGAAAAATATCCTAAAAGATGGATGATGACACCTGAAAATGGTGGAGATGTAACTGATTCAAAAATGATAACTATTATTAATGAACAATTAGCACATAAAGTTGATTTATATACAAGTGATGTTTCAACTGGTTTAGAAAATCAAGAAGAAATTGGAGAAGCTCGAGCTCATTTAGGTCAAATTATATGTGGTTTAAAATTACTAAAAAATGGTGGCACTATGGTATGTAGAACTTTTATGTTTTTTAAAGCATTTAGTATGTCTTTAATTCGAATATTAAGTGATATATTTGATGAATGTTTTATTACAAAACCAATGATTAGTCGTCCGGCAAGTTCTGAAATTTATATTGTATGTAAAGGTTATAAAATTGATGAAAATATAATAAGTAATTTAGAACAAGTGTTAGTTGTTTGGTCAGAAAATACAATTAATACATATTTAGTTCCTATTGCTGAAGATTTTTATTTAAAAATGGTATATGCATTATATTATGTATATGATCGACAATTACATTTTTTGAAAAAGAATATGGAAATTACAAAAAAATTATATGAAATAAATAAAGAGCCAAAAAGTGTATCACTACATTTAATGAATCAAACAGGTCAAATAAAAGAATATGAATTCCGTAAAAGCATAATAGATCATTGGAAAGTTATGTTTCCAGTACCTTATTTACCAAAAGAAGATGATTTATAATATAGTTTTATCAAAATTTATAAATTTTATAAATTTTTATATTTATAAAAATGGGTGATGAACCATCTAAAGAATCACAGCAACAAACAGAAACAGACGCTATTGTTGAACACATAACCTACGATGATAAAGGTGATAAAACTATAGAAGTGATAGAAAAAGGAAAAGTTGTCAAGTCAACAAAATATGATAATAAAGGTAGAGTTATAGAAGTGATAGAAAATGGAAAAGTTGTTCAATCAAATGTATATAAATTGAATGCAAATGATAACGAGTCAATTAATTACGCAATTGATACAATTAATAAACATTCAAAAGATTGTAAACTTAAAATAGTTGTAGATAAAGTAAATAATAAAGTATATTACCCTGATTATGAAAAAATTAAACATTACATAAATTTTATTGGTGATTTGCAATTAGGACATCAATACTCAGGTTTTCCTATTAAATATATTCCTTATGGAACATTTTTTGGACAGTATGGCCTTGGAAATAATAGATCATATGAGTATACTTACATTATTGCTTTTTTATTAGGATGTAAAGATTTTATAGGTGCAACTAAATGTGCTTATAATAGTCGAAGTGATTTCTTAGATAATCTTGGTAACTCATATAGTTGGTATCAAGTTATGTCTATTATTGTTAATTATTTAAATAATAAGAATAAAGATGAAAAAAAATTATATGTAGCATCACCTGATCCTTATCCAAATTTTATGAATCATGACAAAAAAGTATGTGAAAAAAAACCTAAAAATGATACACCTTATCATCATATTTTTTCATTATCTGCAAATGATGTAATTGATGAACAAAAAAATAGTCAAAAAAATAGTCATAAACATATTATGATGACACTTATGGCTACTTTATTATTTATTATTTTATCAAACATGTTAACATATGGATTTACAAATTCAATTTTTAAAATAACAATAAATAATGAAGGAAATCCTTCAGAAATTGGAATTTTGTTACACGCCGTAGTATTTTTTGGATTATTTTATATTTGCTATAATCTAATAAGGGCCTAAGTTATGTAAAATAATTTATAAAATTGATTTTTTATTTTTACAATTGAAAATAAAACAAAGGTTTAAAAAGTCTTTACAACTTACCAACAACTCAAAAACAATGAGCTTTGACAACACCCAAATTACCCAAGCTGTTGGTTACAATGTTAACAACATCATTTATGGAAAGCCTCGTGATGGTTCTATCCCGAACAGCACGGTTTCCTTTAAGCGTATTCCTATGGGTACTCGTAACCCTGATGGTACGACTGGTGAATTGATTCTGTCGACGGACAGTCTGTTTTCTTTTGGGTTGCAACCTAGTGTGAATATGACTACTGGTAAGACTGATGGTTATACATTGGCTTTGTGCTTGTGGAATATGGATGGTGCAACTCCTAATCAAAAAGCTTGGACGGATACGTTTAACGCTATTTGCAATCATGTTGCTGATCATGTTTTGGAACATCGTGATGATATTAATAAGTATGAATTGGAAAATGCTGATTTGAAAAAATTGCGTACCAAGAGTCTTTTCTGGAAGTTGGACAAAGGTAAAGTTGTTGACGGTACCGGTCCAATGTTGTATGCAAAGGTCTTGCAAAACAAGAAGAATGGTAATTTGGCTATTACGTCGCTATTTTATGATGAAAATGGTCGTGACATTGATCCGATGTCATTGATGAATAAGCAATGCCATGTTAAGGCTGCTATTAAAATCGAAGGCGTTTTTATTGGTAGCAAGATCAGTCTCCAAGTAAAGTTGCACGAAGCCGAAATTCGCTTGAAAGATTCTGGTATTAAGCGTCTGCTGCGTCCTAGCGCACCTACGTTGACATCTACTGAAAATGTTCAATCTACTACTGAACCTACTATTTCAAACCAACCTATTCAAGACGAAGATGATGGTGATACTGGTTCATTGAAAGGAGACTCTGATGATGAAACTGAAATTCGTCAACCAAGTCCTCCACCTGTACAACCTAAGGCACCTGTTCGTCGTATGGGTAAGAAGTAAAAAATAAGAAGTAAAAAATTAAAACATAATAATAAATCATTAAAAAACAAATTAAATATATTCAATTTATACAAGAACAAATCTTGTATAAGTAAAAAAACGCTATTTTGATCTGTTTTTGGTACCACTTTTGTGAAAAAGCGATGTATAATTAACATTTTATTATTATTTTTGTTTATATAAATGAGTGGAAGTTATAAAAAATTTAGTGAATGTGGAACCTTTCAAGGTTGTAATAGGTTATCATTAAAAGGTGATAGTCGCATTATGAATCCATTAATGATGGGATTAGAATCCCCTAACCCATTTAAAGTAAAATATAATGATATGAGAGTTCCTCCTCTTGTATTAACGAATGATATTAATTATGGTAAATTAAACCAAGCATATCCACAAAAAACAATTAATTAACACAAACAACGTAATATATTTATAATATTTTTATTATAAATGATGGTAATTTTAAGGGTAGTCAGTAAAGCTGCATTTTGTAATTTTATGGATATTTATTTATATTTGGATCATTTACAATTAATTCTTCAGAGTTAACAGGATAGTTTGATACACCAGCATTATTTAATGCATTTACATTACCATTATCTGCTAAATTATTTGTATTGTTAGCAGGGTTAGAAGCACTTGAATAAACTGGTTGTGCTAAAGATATAATTACATTTGAAATAGGTCTAACTGTTGCATTACTTGGTACTAATCCAGCATTATTTATTCCTGATGTATAATTTGATACATATTGAATGAGATTTGGTCTATATGTGTTAGAAATACTAAAATTACCTACACTACTACCATTTTGAGTTGAGTAATAAGACATATTTTTATATTAAACAAAATAATAAATTTTCTAAATTTATTCTAAATTATATAGTGATTTATAATCATATATTAAATTAAAAATAACTATGACAGATGATCTTAGACTCTTAAGAGAAGATTTTTTACGATTTAGTAAATTACATAGTTGGTATAAACATATACCATTTAATGGATTACCATTTTATTTTTATAAAAAAATAGGTCAACAAATAAGACATCATATTGATCCACAAGTAGATGATGAACTAGGAGAACATTGGCATTTTTCTAATATTCCTCCTAATGATATTTCATATAAAGAAGTATGGTTTGGACCTTTTTTAAGAGGTGATGGGTGTGGTGTAGATATAATAAAAAATGAATATGGAAAAGATCTTTTCTTAGAATGGGTAAAGACTAATTATAATGAACAATATAAAATAATGTTTGATTATAACGTTGATTATAACAATATAACTTATAAAGAATTATATAATGCTGAAAATATTATAGCATTATCTGAACAAAATAAATATTGGAATCGTTTAATAGACTCATATAACTCTAACTCTTAATTTATAATAATTTTATTATAAATTTATTTAATCGTATTTATTGGGTGAGTCCGGGACCTTTAACACCATTTGGGTAAATAGATAAAGTTACACCAGATTGATAAACTACATTAGAATCAAATTGTTGCATTGAAACACTATTATTTATCATGTTTTGTTCGCTATTAACAGGATAATTTGATTTTCCAGAGTTATCTAATGCATTTACATTACCATTATCTACATCATTATTCATGTTGTTAAAAGCATTAGAAGCACTTACATAAGTTGGTTGTGCTAGAGCAACCATTACATTAGATGTAACATTGACGCCAGCACTTTGAGGGACTAAACCTGCATTATTAAGAGCAAAATTATAATTAGCAGAACTAGCTTTGGAACTAGCGTTAAAAGTATTGGATATACCAAAATTACCGGGTTGCGCAATACCATTTTGAGTTGAGTAATAACCTGACATCTTTTTCTTTAAACAATTATTTTTAATTTTAATTTTAATTTATTTAAAAAAATGTTGCGTATTTTTGACATATTGGTTTTCTAATTTTTCTAATTTGTTGAGCAAAATCTCTGCACTCTTCGTTTGTTAAATCTCCTTTTTTAATCGCAGTTGCAATCTTTTCAAAAATAGGGCGAAACTCGGATAAACTTCTATCTAAATCTTTTATATATTCTTGATTTGTACCTAATGTTATTCCTTCTTCTAAAAATCCTTCAATCATTAATAAATGTTTTAATATACAATCATGACATTGACGTTGTGTTTGAAATAAATGATCTTCTAATAAAATACAATTTTTTGCCGCTTCTCTTAAATTAAAACGAGGATCTAAAATTTGATGTAATTTTTTATCTTTACCACAAACACTTACACCATGTTCATCCATTCCGCATAAAGATTCGGAATTAGAATTACTTTGAAGATTATTTTGAACATTATTTTGAACATTACTTTGAAGATTACTTTGAACATTACTTTGAAGATTACTTTGAACATTACTTTGAAGATTATTTTGAGTTTGTGAATAAGAGTTATCAGTTGGTAATTTTATATCTGTATAAGGAATAATACCAAGATCTGAATCACGAAGTCCTTTCATAAATTTATCATAACGATATGCATAAATATCATCTTGTAAAGGATTACCATATGTATAATTTTGCTGTTCTCGCATATTATTTTCTTCATCAACAACAACAGAATAAACATTCTTTTCATATAATAATGATGATGTAGGAAAAAATTTACGATTATCTGATATTACATTACCTGATTTATAAAATTGTGTATACATCTCTATTTATTTTATATTTTTTTATTTTTATAATCATTTAAGACATCATAATCATTTAAGACATCATAATCATATAAAATATTTAAATCTCTAAAGGTATAAAATGAGTAATGAACGTTTTATAGAATTATCAAGTTCATATCGTAATCGAATCATTTATCCTAAAGTTGCTTCTTTTCAAATTCCATGTAGCCCTCCTACGCAACAACAACAAATCACTCAACTTAAAGCTGTCTATTCTACACCATCTGTATCTATTAATAAAGTTAATACAAAATCTACTACTGTTACGGATGTTGTTACAAATGGTATTATTGAATATATATGGAATTTTCCTTATAGTTTGGGACAATTTAATAATGATGTATCAAATGGACTAATAACAAATGGTATTTTAACTTTTTCAAATTCAAATCCTTATATTACAGTACCAAATTATTTAAATAATTCTACAATTATATTTACAGATGGAGGAGGACTATTTATTGGTTTAGCAAAAATTACATCAGCAATATATAATTATAATAATTACATGACAATAACATTTTATCCGTCTATTAATGCTACACAACCTGTTGGATATACATATCAATATACAATAGCAATTGATGGTGGTACAATAGGTAATGGATCTACTTATGGAAAAATTGTTGTAAATGGATTAAATAGTGTTTATGCTACAAACTTAAATATTTATGTAGGTTATAAACTTGATATTTATTCTATTTCAAATACACTATTATCTAGTTCGATTATTACTTATTATGAACCATCTACTCTTACATTTACAATTGCTCAATCGCTTTCTTTTATACCCACTAGTAGTATGTACTTTACAATAACAGATCCTAGTACATCTTCTTCTATTGTTTTACCTGGAGTTGATTCAACTGGTAAAAATATATTAAACTATTCTCAATTATATAATGGATTTTATATTATTAATGAAACACTTAGTCAGCAAACACAACAAATAATAAATAGTAAAATTAGTTCATATAATGTTTATAAAAGAACTGTAACATTAGATACTCCTTTTCCATCTACATGGAGTTTATTTGATCAATATTCTATTCGTAAAACATTACCTAATCAGGTATTTACAACAATGACTTTATCAGGAATAGTTACAAGTACAACATCTCCTTTTACTGTAGTAGGTCTTTCTTCTAATTATAATTATGTAGGAGCTACTATTACAATAGCGGGATATAGTCCTACTACTATTTTAACATCTACAAATAATAATACTATTTTAACATTAGATGGACTAGTATCTACTGCATCTGAACCACTATCATTTGTTATTACACCAATGTCATTACCAACATTTTCACAAGTTTCTATAGCAAACACAAATCCTATTCAATATTATCCACAACTTGTATTATCAAATAGTTGTATTTTTCTACCATCTAATGCAAATACTGAAGATAATTATTATACAGGTCAATATATTTATATATATCCAAATGTAACAACTGATAATCAAACTACTTCTTTATCAAATATTAGAGGAAGTTGTTATTATATTAATGCATATGTGGGAAATGGATATAATGCATGTTTTGTAACAAATGTTAATACAACTATTTTATCAGGTTCTACAGAATTTTATCCTAGTTATAACAATACTGATCCAAACTATCCATCACCAGGTACTTTTATTAATATTGTTTCAGCTATTAATGATAATTTTACACCATTAATTTATAATGGAAGTCGTGTATCACAAAATGATTTAGTTGCATATGAAATTAGTTTAGTTAGTCTAACTTTACCAAATAAAATTCTTGTAACTGGATCTAGTATTGCGTATTATCCATATGTCTATGTTGAGTTATCTGTTGTTAATAATTTATCAACAAATGCGATTTATAGCAATAATCCAAAAAGTACAAATGCACTGTTTTTAGCACCTATTAGAAGTATTAGAGATCTTAATTCTGCTGCTTTTATCCGATTAGGTGGTGGTTCAATGGTACAAACTGTTAAATTTAAACCAAATGATTGGTTACAATTTTCAGTATATCTTCCAGATGGAACATTATTTGAAACAGTTATGTCTGATTATTACAGTCCCTCATCTCCAAATCCATATATACAGATTGATGCTGTGTTTGGTATTCAACGATTAAGTGGTATCTAACACATTATTAAATTTTTTTGATATTTAATAATAGATTCGTTTAAATAAAATGAGTAATCGTCGTTTTATTGAAGTTACTAGTGCGCATCGTAATCGCAATCAATATCCAAATCCAGCAGAATTTGAAATTCCTTTTTCACCTTCTCGTTCATTAAATCAAAACCAAACTATTAGAGGTGCTTATACAAAATCTCCTAGTACCACACCTAATATTATTTACAATCAAAATATTGATGTTGCTGATACAGTAACTACTGGTATTGTAGAAAATTATTGGTATGGAAACAATGGTCTAATTGATTCTGGTGTTGTCACAAGTTCTTGTTCTTTAAGTGGAGGAGGACCTAATTATACAATGTCTGTATCTGGATTAACAAATACTACTACTAATCCAATTACAGGAGCATATATATCTATTAATAATAGTGTAGTTGGTGAAATAATAGCAGGTAGTACACCAACAACTATTATTTTTAGCGTAACTTATCCTATTGTATTTAATACAACATTAATAAAAATAGGGTTTACTTTTACTATTTTATATTATGAAACTACTCTAGGTTCTATTATAGACAATTCTACATTACAAGCAACTGATACAACTACAACTGGTGTAAATAAATTTTATATTAATGTATCAGGCTTATCATCACCTTATAAAAATATTCCAAATTATTATGTTGGTTATCTTCTTGTAATTAATACTACACTACCTCTTACTCCATGTTATGCTGGAATTATTAATTATTATAATCCTAATAATGGAGAAATTAATGTTGTAATTCCTTTATTAACAACTCAAACATGGACAGGTGGTAATAATATTAAAATTATTGATCCAAGTAATTGTACATCTTCTCCGATTACATTAACTCCAATTCCTGTATTCGGTGGAAATTCTTATGTATGTCCAGCTAAGACACTAGTAATACCATCAATTAATGCTGATGGAAAAGTTAGTCTTAATTATGACCAATGTTATAATAATTACTATGTCGTATATGAAACTCCTATATATTCATCTGGTACACCAAATCAATCTACTAATGTTTCTAGTAGTCAAATTGTTTCTTATAATTTTTTAACAAATACAGCATCTTTAAGTACCCCATTTACATCATGGTCAACTAATGTAACATCGTCTCTTCTAATGAATCGTTATTCTATTCGTAAAACATTACCAAATCAAATATATACTAGTATTGTTGGAACTGGAAGTCCAGGGGCACCTGGAACAACACTTACATCTGTATCTAACTATCAATCTATTACACTTAATAATTGTATATTTTTACCATCAAGTGCAAGTCAGATAGATAATTATTATACAGGACAATATATTTATGTTTATCCAAATCAAACTGCAAATAATCAAATTACTCCTTTAAGTAATATTGAAGGAAGTTGTTTTTATATAAATTCTTATGTAGGAAATGAATATAACGCATGTTTTGTATTACCTATTTCTCCTCCAAATGTATCAAGTCCTACTCAATATTATCCAAGTTATACTAGTCAATCTACACAATTACCAAATCCTGGTACTGTCATTAATATTGTTAATTTTGCAAATGATAATTATAATCCTCTTATTTACAATGGTAGTGTTGTATCTCAGAATGAAACAGTCGCATATGAGATCAATTTAGTAAATTTAACACTTCCTAATATTGTTCTTACTACAGGTTCAAGAGCTGCGTTTTATCCTTATTTATATGTTGAATTATCAAATGTAACAGCGTCTAGTAGTTCATCAAAAAATATCATATATAGTAATAATCCTAATAGTACAAGAGCTTTATTTTTGGTACCTATTACTGATATATCAGATCCAATACGATCACCATTTATTAAATTAGATGCAGGATCTATGGTACAAACAGTTAAATTTAAACCTAATGATTGTTTACGATTTTCTGTATTTTTACCAAATGGACAGTTATATACAACAGTAATGTCAGATTATTATAGTCCTTCCGAACCAAATCCATTTGTACAAATTGATGCTTTATTTGGTATCAAACGTTTGACAGGTGTATAAATTGTTTAATTTAAAATTAGAATAATCATAAAAATAAAAATTTAATTTAATAGTTCTTTAAATTAAATGATATTATCTCTAGTGATTTGTATAGCACTTCTTTCTATACTTGTATCTTATCAAGTCTATCATAAAGATAATTCTAAAGATAAGTCCAAAGAAGATAATTCTAAAAGTATGAAAGAACCATATTGTTCGGCTTATCGTAGTTTAAATATGTCATCTGGAGAATCATCTTATAAATGTGGATGTCCATGTGTTTCTTATGGAAATTTATTTGATTATAAAGCAAGAAATCGTGATCAAACATATGGTGTACCAAATGGTTGTCAAAAAATGTTTTAATGAATATAAATTTATCAAATTTATCATATAAAATATGATAAATAATTTTAAGGTATCTAATTTATTCTCTTTCTTTTTGTAATTTCATTGCTCTTGATAATAATGAGCCACCTCCTTTTGATATACTTTGTTCAGCATTTTTGATACCTATATCTCTATCATTAAAATCAGTATTTTCTGTTTTACTTACATGCGTATATGTATTAATAGAATTAGAATCATCTTTGTCATCAAGATCTAATTCATCAATAGGTGTAAACGCAATTTTACTTGAACTTAATGATGTTGAAATTTTTTGTTTTGTAATTTTTGGTTGTGGTTTAGTAGAATCAAATCTTACTTGTTTTTGAGATTCTTGTTTTTGACTTTCATTACGAATATTTTCTTGTCGTTTTGCTTCATTTAAAATATTTTCATGTGTATACTGATTTTTCTTTTTTTCTTTATGTCTTTCATTGTCATTTTCACTTTCTTTTTCTTTTTCTTGTTTTTCTTTATCTTGTTTCTCTCTCTCTCTTTCTCTTTCTTTCTCTTTTTCAAACTGAAGCTTTTCTAACTCTAAATTTATTCTTTCTTTTTCTATTTCTTTAGCATATTGAATTTCTTGCTGTTGTCTTTCTTGATCTAATTTATCATCTATTATTTTTTGTTGTATGGATTTAAAAAAATTAAATAAATTATCTCCTTCATAAATATCAAAATTTCCAGTTTCATCATTTAAACGAATTAAACATGGTACAGTTTTAATTTTTATTTTTTCATCATTACATATTCTTTCACGAATTTGTTTGTTATCTATACAAGTTAGTGTTAATGATTGAATTAACTCAGGTGTGTTTTCAAGTTGTGTCATTAATGCTTTTGACGCATTTGAATATTTGCTATACAACAGAACATCCATTTTGTAAGAAATAACACATTTTAAATTATAAATTAAATAAAGATATTTAATAAAATGGAATACGCCAATTGTATTGATCAACAAGAACTTTTTAATATTCTTAAAGGTTCTGTTACTGATTTATCAAAAGAATACAATGATCAAATAGATCCAAATCAGTATATTGGATGGTCAACTATTACTGAATGGGCTCCTTTACCACGCCAAGTTTTTACTAAACGCACTGTCAATATTATTCGAACAAAAGTACATGAATATTTATTAAAAAGTATGGGAAAACCTATTGTACCTTCTGAACGTGTTGTTGTTATTGCTTTATATGGTGTATACGAAAATCATATTCCTAATACAGGTGATATTTATGGTAAATATTTAGTAGTTGATGAAACACAACGAGATGATTATGGTTATATTGTTGATAAAACAATTTCTCTTCTTATTAGTAGTATTGAAACGGATATTGGAATGCAAGAAGCAAATAGTAAACTTTCTATTTGGAACGCAACTGTATTAGGTGATTTTAATGAAAATGGGTTACGTCAATTTCCACCTATTAAATTACGTAATCGCGGCCCTGATCGTATGTTGTTTCATATGAAATATTAAAAATAATATAAATTTTCTATATGATAAAGATAGAAAATGATGTATCTTTTATTCTTTATCATCATTTTTATATGCTCTAATCCAACTATTCAACAATTGTTTGCCAATGTTATTGGAAAACAACAACCAGATGTATTATCTGGATTTTCTTTAGCATTTCTTTTATGTGTATTTGCTATCTTTATCTATAATGTAAAATATCAAAGTAACGATGAACATATAAATGAACCATTTTTATTTCAAGTTAGCAAATTTAATCCACGTTGTTCCGGTTTATATTACGGTAAACCAACAACTTTTCAATATGATCGAATTGGTTGCAATTATAATAAACCAGTAGGAGGTAATCCAGATATGATTCAAAATGTACAAGATAGTGACACAAGTATTAAAGGTTATTGTACACCTCAAGCTAATCCTCCTTTAGGATATATTGCTAACAACAAAGATGAATTATATAATGGTGATCCTCATATCTTTCCTAATTTTGGTGATAAAGATTTATAATGAATTGTAAATTTAATTTAAATTATAGTAATAATAATAAATGCCAGCTTTATTATTATCTAATCCTAATGAGATTCCATATGGAAATTTATTACCTTTAAAAAATAATCTGGTATCTGAATGTTATACTGCTTTAATTAAAACTACTAAAGAATCTTTAATTAAAGAAATTAAAAATAGTCTTGCTGATGTAGCAAAAGAAAAATCTTTAAAAGAATTTACTATTGAACAAAATGAATTATATACCATAGCTTTAAAACATGCTATGGATATTAAATATCAAAATATTGAATCTCAGCAAGCTTTACTTTCTATTACAGAAAAAAATATTTATTATGTATGTGAACCAGTTGATACTTTCTTAGGTGTTGAAATAATTGAAAATAAAGATGGTAGTTTGGAATATAAAGGTGGTAATATCATTGGAAAATATTTAATGGAAATACGTAAACATTTACAACTTCAAATTATTGAAAATACAAATAAGGAAAAAAGAAAATATATAAATGAAATTTATAGTGTTTACAAAGCTTTAAAAGATGATATTGTAAGTGGGCAAAATGATTTATCTTTATATGTTAACAAGTCTGTGGATGATATTTTAAAAATGAGATATATCGAATTAAATCCAGTAGAAATCATTAATATTACTGATTTAATGGGTCTTAATAAGGTTCATTATAAAGATATTAATTTTTTTCTTCATTTTCCTACATCTATTGCATCTATACTTCGTTCTCAACACTATACAGAATTTAATAAAATATGTGAACAGCATAATAAAGATCAAATTACTGCTTATTATATTGAAAATTTAATAAAACAACATCTTGGACTAGATAACAAATCTAATCTTACACCTGAACAATGGAAGATGTTTAGAAAATTATTACAAGAATTAGGTGATAAACATCAACTTGAACCTCTTCAAAATCGTCTTGTTGCATTGCATAAAATGGGTAAATTTTCTGAGTTTACTTTTAATTATATAGAGATAGTAAATCCAGATAATGAAATGTATAATCGTTATTTACATTCAGAAAAACTTACTGATTTTGTTACACCTGATATTACATATGAAGATACAATTTTACAAAATATCTTTCCTAAAAAATATGAAAGTAAAGAAAGTAAAGAAAGTAAAAAAAGTAAAGTAAGTATACAAAATAAAAATGGTATTATTCAAAATAATAGTATTCATAGTCCTTATTTTTTTCAATTTATAAAAATTAATTGCAATAATATTGATAAAGAGGCTATTTTTTATTATCCAAGCATAATTCATTATGTATATGCATCTTTATTTCAAAGTCTTGATATGTCATGTAACAAAGCTCATAATATGCTTAAAAATAAACCTGATAGTTTATCTCTTGATCCTTATAGTTATTTAAATACAGATCAGTTAAAAATTCTTTATGAAAAAGAAAGATATGAATATATCTATAAAAAAGTAACTGAGCGTGCTAGACTTCTTTTAAATAAATTATATTCAATCAATACATTAAAAAATTTATTTGATTATAATAATGATCCAAAAACAAAAGAAAAGAAACCTTTACCAGACCTAACTTATATTCAGCAATTACTTATTTCAACAAATAAAGATTTCAATACTATTATTTTTAATAGTCAAACAGATTTTAGATTAGGTAATGCAAAAGATCGCGAAGGTAAAGTAGGTAAAGATTTTATTGGACAATATTTAACAGAAATTAGAAAAATATTAGTTAGTGTTTTTGGTTATCATCCTTTACCAGAATTAAAAACTAAAGTAATTAAAAAGCAAGAACAACAAAAAACAATTATAGAAATATTACCTAATGAAGAAAAACGTGTTTTTGCTATTCAAAGAACAAAAGACTTATATGATATAATAATACTTTTTCAAAAATTAATTAAAGCTGATCCGTCTTTTAGAAAAGTAAAAGGAAAAGTTTCTAATGAATTTACACTTAATGAATGTTACCATTTTATATTTAAAAATTTCTTTGATTGTATTCAACAAATTAATATTCCTGATTTTAACAAATATAATGTACCATCTGACCTAAAAAAGATGTTTGATAATAATATTGATTCTGTAGTTCTTGCTAATTTATGGGAATATATATTTTACAATTATGCAGCTTCTATTAAAATTGAATCAAATAAAAATTCTTTTAAAAAGTTATTAACTTTTCAACGTGATTATACATCTGAACTAGTACTAAAAAATATAAAGTTATCTAAAGATGATTTATTTGAATCTTTTAGTTCTAAAAATCTTATACTTAAAGGTAGTGACATTATACCATCTAGTTTTCCTGATTATATTATTGAGCAATCTAAAGTAATGAATTTTCCAATAGATTATAGCAAATTCATAACAACTGGTGAAGAAAGTTATTATAGTTCTTTATTACCAAGAGACGTTAATCAAGTTGAACGTATTTTACATGAATGGTTTGGAGATAATGTAAATACAATTATTGATGCTACTGCTCACATTGGAGTAGATTCTATACATTTTTCAATGTTATTTCCTAAAGCTATGATACATTCATATGAAATTAATGATAAAACATATGAGTTATTAGAACAAAATATTGAAAGATTTAATGTAAGTAAACAAATTACACCTCATCATATTAATTTCATAAAAGCTGACCTACCAAAGGAAAATATTTCATTTATTTATATTGATGCCCCATGGAGAGGTAAAGAATATACTAAAACAGCTATGGATAAATATGAATTATATCTTGATGATATTAATATTAAAGAAGTTGCAAGACGTTTACTTGTTAATAATATTACAAATGTAGTTGTGATGAAAGTTCCATATAACTATCATTTATCTGATCTAAATGAAGTCTTTAATGTAGAAAGAAAAGATGTTGTAAATAATAAGGGTAAAATATCTTATATATTATTAAAATTAACAATATTACCACAAAGTGTTGATAAATGTTTAATAAAAACATTAGCTATAAATGCATTCTCTTCCATTTTTGAATCGTTAAATGCATTCAAACAACCATTTATAGTAAAAATTGATAAACAAGAACATGTTTATAGAGAATCATTTTTTATTGATAAAGATGCTATACATTTAGCATTTCGTTTTCTATATTTATCAGATAAAACAATCACATTTAATGAAAAAGAAGATACTATGAAACCATCTTCTAGTTTATATGAAACGATAGTTTTACCATATTTAGCAAAATGGAATGAAACTTCAAATGAATGGGAATTTAATATAAAATTAGACATAGCTGAAAGTTTTAAAAGAGTTTCTATGTTAGCATATATGATAGAAAAGTGTATAAAAATTATATGTGAAAGTATAAACTATATTAATATTAATGATGTTGTTAGCAGACTCTTATTATTTACAAATTCTAAACTATTTTCATTTGAAAAAATTATTAATATTACATATGAAAACAAAATGGAAGAGAGAGTAGATCAATATATAGTTGAAGATGAAAATGAAGATAAAGATGAAGATGAATATGAAGACGAAGATAAAGATGAAGATGGTGAAAATGAAGGATATGGTGATCTTCCAGAAGATTTTGATGAAGAACATTATGAAAACTTTGGTGAAAATGAAGAACATGATGAAAGCGGTTTTCATGATTAATTTTTAGTCTATACTATTTATAATAAAAATATATTATAAATGAGGTTGTAAGGTTGATTTTGAGGGTGTTTAAACTACATATTGTAGGCTCTACACGTTCACAGCTACGACTTTTTGTGAAAAAGTGGTAAATAATTGATATAAAAAAGTTATTTTATATAAAGAGAATACAGATATACTATGGATATTTCATTTTCTACTGATACTGAAGAAGATATAATTAATCGTACAGCTGTTTTATATGATACTCTACCTGAATTATTGATAAAAAATAAAAATGATGAATCAATTAGTATGGAAAATATTATTAAAAATTATAAGGGACACTTAGATACTTTTATGAAAGAATATTATAATATTATTAAAGAAAATTCTATTCCAATAGATTTAATATTTAATTTATGGCTTTTATACAATAAGGAATCATACGCAGAAAGTTTCCAAGGATATCCTAATTTATATCAAATTGTACAAAGTTATGAATTAAAAATATCTCTTTCAACTATTATATCTGATATGCCTTTATTCAAAAAAAATTTTGAAACCAAAAAAGAACAGTTTTCTAATAAAGTTAAACTAAATGATGTTTTTCATTCTTTATTAAAAGATGTAAAACAACAATCTCATTCTTTATTTAAAAAACAAAAATACAAAGCTGACATAGCTACAAGTATTGATAAGTTATCTCTTCAATATATTTTTAGTATAATTCGTTGTAATGATGAAATACCATTTTGTTTATACAATAATGTTTGTAAAATAAGCCCAAATTTTAAAGAATATACATTACTCGATGATTGGAATGAACAATTTAAAAATGATGAATTAAATGACCAGAAGATACTTTTAAAAATTAATATTGGTAAAAACTATATTGATACATTTTTATCTATCACAGATAAATCTATATTACAAGTTGAAGCAAATATTTATATTGATTTATCTTTTGATATTACTACATTTATTACTAAAATTTTTACTATACCTATAACTTTTAATAAGGTTTCTAACGAATATGATATAGATGGTATTATATTTTATCCTAATCAAAAGTTTAATAAATATATTTTCAGTGATATGATTATGAATAACCCTATTATGTCTAGATTTATTGATGTTGATGAGAGTATTAAAGCAAGTACTCAAAAGACTGGATTATTAATAAAATTTAAAGGTGCTTATAGTAAAAAATATAATAAATTGATAGATACATCATGTAATATAATTTGTAAAAAAGTAATACCACATGATCCTGATCTTAAAGATATTTTAAAACTTTTTCCTGATAGTAAAGATAAAAATAAATTATTTCTAGAAGGATCTTACTATACTAGAATACGTCTTACTAAGTTCAAAGATGAAGAAATGATAAACTATTTTATAACTCTCTTATCTAAATTTTTAACACTTTATCATGAGTCACCTACTATAACAGATTCTAAATATAGTATTCTTTCTAAATATAAACCTATACAAGAAAGATTATTAGAAAATGAAAAAGAATTAATAAAAAAATACAAAACATTTTTACCTAAACTTGATTTTGAAAAAGATGAAAAAGATGAAGATCTAAAAGATTTAATTTTAAAAAATAAAGAAATACATATTAAAAAAACGACATTTCATGCATCTGGTTACAATCGTTCTTGTGAAAAAAAACGTCTTCCTAAATTGTTACCATATCAACTAGATAAAAAATGGATTGAAACAAAAGATTTAGAAGAATATATTGTTGATACACAACCAGATAGTAAGTATTATATTAATTTTCCTAAAAATGAAGATGATGAAAATAAATATAATTTAACTTGTTATGGTAATGAAACATACCCATATATTGGGTTATTTGAAAATGAATTAAAAAATATGGATAAATATGAATATTTACCTTGTTGTTTTAGAAAACAAGAAAATAATAATAATAATCTAGATGTATATTACGGTGATAAAGAAAAAAGTATTAATGCACAACAAATTATTATTAAAACATATGATAGACTGTTAGAACCAGAAATATATAAAGAAGGAGTCCTTGCAAAAAATATAGGATATTTACCAGATAATTTGTCAAAATTTTTATTAAGTATATATGGTTCTGATAACACTGATAATATTACTTTTTATAGACAAGGTATTTCTAAAGATAAACATAGTTTTCTTGATTGTATTAGATTTGCTACAAAACAAAAAACTTCTATTGATATGAATACTATACCAATTGCTTGTCAAGAAAATCCAGATTTATCATTAACTCAAATGAAACAATTACTTAAAAATAAATTAATTTATTTTGAACCCCAACGATGGATTAAATTACTTGAATATACATTTAAATGTAATATACATGTTTTTTGTAATTATGGAAAATCTAAAGAAAGTACTTATATGATACCTTATCATTCAGGATCATATTTACAATATAAATCAATGTTTACAAATACTGTACTTGTGTTAGAAAATAAAAATAAAAAAACAAATGAACTTAGGTGTGAACTTATTATTATGAGAAAAAATGAAAAAGAAGATATACAAATGTTTACTAAACCTCTTTTAGATAAACCTTTTTTTACGCAATTTTATTTTATATCTCAAACACAGAAACCTTTAATAACATATTCTACTTATCCAGTTTTTATAAAACCATTTACATCTCAAGTTTTAGATTCTGATAAAAAAACTAGATGTCTTATTTCAAGTCTTGCTAATGGTCATAAAGTTTATTTATTATGTAATCCTATACCACCTCTTGCGTTACCTATTGAAGAAGAACAAAATATATCATTTGAAAATGACAGAGAATCTGTTAATCAATTATTAGAAATAAATATACCCTCTCATAAATTATCATTACAAATAGGTATTTTTACTATTCTTATTAAAGATAAGGATAATAAGGATAAAGATATTATTAATATATATTCAAAAAATAGAAAAATTGCAATTATATTAGGAGAATTTTTTATTTATAGTTATTCTGTATATGCTTATAAAAATAATAAAGAAATAGATAATATTAACACAATTAAATCATTTATAGATGAATCTGTTATACTAAAAAAAGAAACAGTATATGATATTTTACCTTCTCCTTTAATTAATACAGATATGAAATCATATGGTTATTTGTCAACTTTTAATAAAATTATTGTTACAAATATGGAGACATTAAAACGTTTAATATGTTTATTACGCCTTCGTTTAATTAATTCATTTGAAGAAGTTAATACTTATTATTCTCACAAAGAATTTTTACATTTTTATCAAGAACTAGATGATTACAAATCATTTGATAATATTATATTATACTCATCTAATCTTTATTTTTTAAATAAACCAACGCCAATCATTTATAATGAATTACAAGAATTTTCTACTTATTTTTTACGTATTAAAAAAAATATTTTTATTATATCAACCTTAACCGATAATCAAATCGAAAATATGATATTTGACAAAAAAATAACAGATAAACAAAATATTATCAAGTTTATAGAAGAAAATATTGAAGAAAATCCAAAATTACGTTATCTTTATGAATATGAACCAATAGATAAAAAAGATAAAAAATATTTTCAATCTATTATAGCTATTACTTAATTACTTTTTGTTTAGTTTAAACTAATTTTATCATAAATAGAAGACTGGCTACATTTTAATACAATAATTGTTAATATTTTTAGAGTGGTATTTATAATATATTTTTATTATAAATAAGGCTAATTTTAAGGCTAGTAAAAGACAGTTTGTGTGCTGTTTTTGGTACATGTTTATATTTATTTTAATCTTAGTAAAAAAATAAAACGATTTACTTCTCCAAGTATATCATCTCTAATATTTTTTAAATCATTATTTTGCATCTTACCAGATGATAACATAAACTCTAAGTCTCCTAATAAAAACTGTTTAAACTTTTTTAATAAAGATTCTATTATTTTTTCAGTTAATGGTTCTGAATTGATTGAAATTTTTTCAAATTTAATTTTGTTATATTTACCCATATAAGTTTCAACAAATTTATCAATTAATTTATCTAATTTTTCATATAGTTCCCCTGAAACAATATGTTGATTATAAATTGGAGTAGTCCAGTGATATAAACGAATGTTTTGTTGTATAAATAAAAATTGTTCCACAAAACTCATTTATTCTATCTTTTTTAAAAATTAATATTAAATTTTTATTGTTCTAATAATAAAAAACAATGAACAAAATGACTATTTTATTTATTGTTTTATTTTATATATGCGTTATTGGAGCTTTAAATTGGGGATTTCATTCTTTTGGTCATAATTTAGTTCAAAAATTAACAGAAGCAGTTACAGATGATCCTAAACCAATTGAAAATTATATTTATTATTTTATTGCATTATGTGCACTTGGAGCAGGAAGTATTTATACATACCATTTGATTACAAAAAATAAAGAAGAAGATAAAAAACAATAAAAGAGTTGTAAAATTGAAAAAAATATTATAAAATAAACAATGAATAAACATGAAGATTTTATTCATTGGGGATCCACATATTAAAACTGATAATCATGAAGAAGTAAATATGCTTATAACTCATCTTAAAATTATATGTACTGAACAACAAATTGAAAAAATTATTATTGGGGGTGATTTAATGCATTATCATGAACGTATTTTTACACAAGCATTAAATAAAGCTCTTGAGTTTGTTACTATATTAGCAACATATGCACCTGTAGATATTCTTGTAGGTAATCATGATATGATTAATAATCAACAATTTTTAACATCTCAACATTGGTTAACTACATTACAACCTTATAAAAATGTAAAAGTAATTGATAAACCACTCGTACAAACTATTGGTTCTTTTTCATACTTATCGTGTCCTTATGTGTATCCTGGTCGTTTTATCGAAGCTCTTGAAACAATTGAAAAAAATTGGATGAATGTTAATCTTATTTTTGCACACCAAGAGTTTAAAGGTTGTAAAATGGGGGCAATTGTATCAGTTGATGGAGATGATTGGAAAGAAAATTATCCACAAGTAATAAGTGGACATATACATGATAATCAACGTGTACAAAAAAATATTTATTATCCTGGAGCTCCTTTACAACATGCTTTTGGAGATACAGATAAACGTGTTGTTTGTATCATTGATACGAATACAAGTCCATTTTCAATATCTGATATTCAATTAAATGTACCTAAAAAAATAATTATAAAAACTACCATATTTGATTTACAAAAAAAGACACAATCTATTGCACTATCAAATACTTTAAAACTTAAAGTTTCTGCTACAGCAGAAGAATTTAAATTATTTAAGCAAACAACAGAATATAAAAATTGTATTGATAAAGGTGTAAAAATACAATTAGAACATATTACACCGCCTTGTATAAAAAATGAAAAAATAGATTCAGAGTTATCATTAGAAACAAAAACATTTCGTTCTATTTTATATGAATTAATTAAATCTGATGGAGATAGTTTATTACAAAAAATTTATACTGAAATGATAAATGATGGTAAAAAATAGAAACAAAAAATAAACATTCATTATAATAAATAGAAATGCCACCTAACAAAAATGTTACATTTATTGATGATTTGTTTGATGCAGATTCAGTAAATACTGGTGATGATTTTATATCAAAAGGTAATCAAGAACGAGACTCTTTTTCTAATCAAATTCATAATAGACATATTCGTTCACATGATAAAAATATTTCTGTTGCCATGAATGGAGGTTCTATAGTACCTCAACAACATTTTCAGCATCATCAACAACAACATCATCATCAACATCACCCACTTAGAGAAGATTTTATTGACGACAACTATCAATATGCTCAATTTTTTCAAAATGATCCACAGCCACAGCCACAATTTCCTTATAAACGTAAACAACCCTCTTTTTATGATGAAGATGAATTATCTTGTATGCGTATTGCTACTCATATTCGTGATTGCCCTATTTGTTCTAAATTTTATAATAGTGATAATTCTTTATACATCGTATGTATTGTATTGCTCATTATTGTATGCATTATTTTACTAAAACGTATTATTGAAAAATAAACAGAGTCTTTCCCAAAAAAGTTGATTAAAAACATAATAGATAAATAAAATAATTAAGATAGAATTTATAATAAGAAATTATTATAAATATATTAAATTAAATCTTAAACACTATAATCTTTATAAAAATGTCAATAATAGAGACAAGTTTAGAAATAGAAATAGAATTAGAAACTGCTTCAAAACTCTATAATGCAATTATATTATCTGGAGGTGGATTGAAAGGATTTGGATTACTAGGAGGACTTCAGTATATGGTAGATAATAAAAAATTTGATAATAATGTTATTTATTATTCAGGTACAAGTATTGGTTCTGTTATTTGTTATTTTTTAGCTATCGGATATACTCCTATTGAAATGACTGTATATTCTATTACTAATAAAGTATTTGATACATATGATCTTAAAAGTATTGATTCTGTTCTAAAAGGAGATGGTTTGTATGATTTTGCAACATTTTCAAAACACTTAGAAAAGATGTCAATAGATAAAATAGGTTATGTTCCAACTTTACTAGAATTATATGAAAAAATGGGAAAAATATTTTACACATGTACATATAACATTACAAAACGTCAAAAAGAATACATTTCTTATAAAAATTACCCAGAAATGTTATGTATAGATGCTATACGTTTATCATGCAGTTTACCTTTTATTTTTAATGATTGTATTTATAATGATGAATGTTTTGTAGATGGAGGTTTTGTTGATAATTGTCCATTTTCAATAATTATCGAGACGTATCCTGATGCTATTCCTATTATTTTTAATCTTAAACAAAAAGATACAGATGATTATTATCAAAAAATTATTGATAAATTTTATACTATTATTACAATACCAATTAATGAATTATTAAAAATACAATTAGAAAAAAATAATGAAAAATATCAAATTATTCACCTTGAATTAGTACCTAAAATATATGAATTTAATATAAGTCATTCTGATAAATTAGAGTTATTTTCAGCTGGATATAATACAACTAAAACATACTTAATAACATAATTAATCTAATTTAAAGCTCTTTCTATTAAAGTAAACATGTTAAGGAAACCGGTGATTACGGTAACCAAACTGTCTACGGACAGACCGCCGTATAGACCTAAACGTTTTCCTAAAATGCCAAATATGTATTTAGAATTAGTAGAAAACAAAACTAAAATAAAACCTGAATTAGTAAATCAAGAATACGTTGCTAAAGAACGTACTGAAAACAGAGAACGAGAGATATCACCTGATAAAAATAAAGATAATGATGAATCAAGAGAGCGTGACCATGATGAATCAAAAGAACGTGATCATGATAGACATAAAGATCGCGATCGTCATCATGATGAGTCAAGAGAACGTGATAGACATAGAGATCGTGACCGTGACCGTGATGATTCAAGAGAACGTGATAGACATAAAGATCGTGATCGTGATCATGACGAATCAAGAGAACGTGAAGATGAGTCTAGACAAAAACATCGTGATAGAGATAATGAAGAGTCTGAACATGGTAAAGAAGAAACACGTGAAAATGAACCTAATGAAGATGATGGTTTATCATCACGTTTGAGAGAGTTAATGCGTGATTCAAATTCAAAAGATGAAAGGCGTACATCTGGTGGTGAAGATGAAAAAGTTTATACTGCACCACGATTATCTGAAATTTCAGGTGGAACATTTTTACCTAAAAAGATAATAGGAGAAATACCTAATTCATTTGATGACGAAGATTTAAAACGTGAATTATTGTTCAAATTTGAATTACTTAAAAAATCATATAAAAATTCTAATATTCCTGAATTTACTATTCATAGTGATTATCAAACTATGCAACGTACATATGATAGTACTATACGACAGGTTAATGTTGATAATAATATTGAAACATATAAAAGTTATTTAATTACTGGATTTTATATTACTGAATTTGTTTTAGGGTATTGGTTAAAATTTGATATGCAAGATTTTACACGTCAACAAATGACTAATATGAATAAATATGAACATTTATTAATTGAATTAGGAGAAAAGAATTATGTACCTGAAGGAAGTAAATGGCCAGTTGAAATACGTTTATTGTTTACAATACTTATTAATGCAGCAATTTTTATTATCACAAAAATGGTAATGAAAAAAATTGGATCTAATTTATTTAGTATGCCAGGTATGAATGAAGAACCTGTACAAAATGTACCTAAACGCCGCATGAGAGGCCCTGACCTTAATATTTAATTATAATTGTATAATAATATATGTTAATATTATGAATTATTATTTATAAAAAATATATTTATAAATAAATGGCAAGCAACTATCAAAATATGGATGTTGATAGATTGATGGCAATAGATACTTCTAAAAAAGAAGGTATGATAGAAATGAGAGCTATAATTAAATTATTACAAGATGAAGTTAATCCTTCTGAAGGAAACCGTATTTATGATGATATTTGGTCTCGTTTTAAACTACCAACAAATAAACCTAATGAAAAAAAAGAGTTAAAAAAAATGCTTGTACTTGCTATATCTAATGCTTTTTCCAATGCATCAGATGATGTATATGAATCTCCTTCAACAGAAGATTTAGAAATTGAAATGAAAAAAATTAAAGAACAAAAATCATCTTCTAAAAAACCTAAAGAAGAAAAAGATAAAGAAGAAAAAGTTAAAAAAGTTAAAAAAGTTAAAGAAGACAAACCTAAAGAAGAAAAAGTTAAAAAAGTTAAAGAAGAAAAACCTAAAGCAGAAAAAGCTGAAGAAAAAGCTTCTAAAAAATCTAAAACAAAAAAAACTGTATCTCCTAAATTGCCATCAGGTTGGACAAAATACGTAGCTGATGATGGTGAACCTTATTATCAAAATGAAAAAACAGAAGAAGTTCAATGGGATACACCTAAATCTCCTGCTAAATCACCTTCTAAATCACCTGCTAAATCACCTAAAAAATCACCTGCTAAATCTCCTAAAAAATCTCCTAAAAAATCACCTAAAAAATCACCAGAAAAATCTTTAATTAGTCCTAATTTTATTAAAGGCAAATCTGAAGAATATTTATTAGGTATTATACAAAGATACCATCCAGGTAAAAATATTGAAACTATTAAAGACTATGAAAAATTAAGTATTACTAAAATACCTGGAAAAACATCAAAATTAGATGATGTTATTAAACATATTGAATCACGCGATGTTGATATTTCTGATGTCCCAAAACCTTCTAAAGATAATAAGAACGTAGTCATACGTGAATTACTAAAGGCTATTCGTAAAAAATTAAAAGAAGAAATTAAAGAAGAAGTTAAAGATCGTGACTATTATATGAAACAATTAAAAGATAAAAAATTTAAAAATGATGTTTCTCTTGAATACTTATTAGCATTAGCTAATGGTAAAAAATGTGATAAAGATATGCCTTGTAATGATGATGAAGAGTGTGATTTAGAAAATAAATTATGTGTACCTATAAGTAGTGAAAACTATTATGATGATATTGATAGAACTAAATATAATAAAAAATCATTTGTAGGAAGTCATGATAGTATTAAAAAATTAGCTCCAAAAGTAGCATCCCCAGTATCTTCTCCAGTATCTTCAGACTCTGAATCAGATTCTGATGTAGAAGAAGTTGATTTAGAAGATATTAAAGTTGATGATATATCAAAACTTTCAAAATTACAACAAGCTTTAGTTAATTGCTTAATGCCATCAAATAAATCATCTGCACGTGAACATTCAGCTAAATTTAAAAAAAGTAGTAAAAAATTTTAATTAACACTTGCTATCTACTATATTTTTTTGTATAAACATTTATAATAACTTTTATTATAAATAAGGTTAATTTTATCAGCAGCTATCTACTATTATTTAATAGTGTTATTCTTTAATATTTTTAAACTAGTTTAATACTAAAAACAACTGTTTACGGGTGGAGCCAGTACCAATCTGACTTTTATGAATTTTATTTTTAGTTAATTATAAAAAAATACTTATATATATCATCATATGTTAAAGTTTCAGCAATTGGCATACCATTTACATATACATATTCTCTTATAAATAAAATTGTTTCAATTACACATTCATATGCAAGTTCATCTAACTTTTCTTTAATATATGATTCATCTAATTCTTCATTTTTAATAGATTTATCAAAATCATTTATGTCGTCATCATCCATCGTTTTGTATTAATATTTAGAACTGTTTATATAGATTATATGACAAAAATCATTAAATGAATAGTTATTTTTATATACCATACTTTTTGTTTTTAAAACATGCATTGCATATGAAAATATATCATTTAATTCTTTTTCATATTCATTATACCAATCTTGGTAATTTGTAAATTTTTTCATGTTGTTGGTAGAGTCTTGTGTTTTTATAATTTATAATCTATTTAGATATGTTTAATTCTTCTAATTCAGGACCTAATTCTCTATCTAATTCATCATTTTCATCTTCAATTTTTTTATTATCTTTTTCTTTCTCATTTATTTTTTCAACTTCATTATTTTCATCTATATTATCATGATGAACATCATGATCATTATCATTATCATTATCATCATTAATTATTTCTATATTTGGTATACTTGATACATTGTTTCTAATAGGTGTTTGATTTGAAAAAAATGTAACAAATTCATCATGTGAAACTGTTACCGGTCTTGTACTTTTTACAAATGTTTTAGGTATAGGAATAGATTGTGATTGTGAACGTATTTTTTGTTCTTTTAATTCGCGTTCTCGAAACATTTTAAATAATTTATAATCTTCATCTGTTTCAACAGGTAAAAGTACTGGTAAAGATGCAATTTTAGTTGTTTGTTGTTTTTGTATATTTTGAATTTGTTCTCTCAAATCTTTAGTATCATTTTGTAAGGCACTTATAAGTTGTGACATTTGTTCTATTCTATGGTTTAATTTATTTGTACGATTATAAAAAAAATAACCCATAGAACCTAATACAACTATCTCAAGTGAGATGTGCATAATTAATTTTTTATCTTGAAAGAGTGTCATTTTTAATTTACTATAATCTTTAAGTAATGAAAATAAGATAATATCTATCTTATTTTTTTAATCTTTATATGACTAAAATATAGGTGTAAAATTAAAATTAACATGTTCAAAGATTTCCTTCACAATTTCATCATGAAAACTTTTTCTATCTAATGTTTTTAACATGTTAAAATCTTCCCTTTTACAAGGATATTTATGACGTCTTAATAATTGAAACAATACATATTGTGTATTAATAAAGCTTTTACGATCAATTTTTCCTGTAAATTTAAATTTTTGATCATAGACATTAGATATCTTATCAAAATCTTCCATTAATTTATCTTCAATATGTGATATATCATCAACCTTTTTATTGGTTAAATTATGATAAATTAATACAATATCTTCATAATGCTTTGAATGTCCAGTTTCTTTTAAAAATAATAAAATATGTTCTTTATTCACTTTTGCAAATCTTGTTATTTTCATTTCTTGTTTATCTGTGCTAATAAGACCATGTAATTCTAATTGTTTTTCAATATCTTTATAAACCTTTTCATCTACAGTAGAATTTTGTTTTCCTTGATATTGATTTATACAATCTTTAAAATGAATACGACGTTCATATGTATATTTATTAGAAATATTAACTCTTGAAATATCTTTATAAGAAGAAGTTTTAAATGATTTTTCTTCTTGTTTTCCACAATTTTCACATATTTCAACATTATTATATTCATTGAAAATAAATCCTTGTGTAGACTTACAATATTTACATTCTTTTCTCTTAACAGGTGATTTGTTATTTTTAGATACAATATCATCAAGATCTCCATAATCAATATTATATTGTTTTAAAATATCTAGATAACTTTTTACAATAATACGCACTTGTTGTTGATCATTATCTTTTTTTGACATGAATGACATTTTTTTAGGTAATGTTAATATTTTTTTATATTCCTCTAGAATAGGTGTAACTTCCATAATATAAAAATGCAAATTCATATTTGTTTGTATATCATTCCATTCTTTCTTTGTTTTTTCCAATTCATATATATTATCTTTTAAATCTTTTACAATATGTACAGATAACATGTCATCGTTTAAAATATCTTGAATTTCAATAATTTGTTTGTCAATTTCCTTTAGTTTCTCATCATTAAGTTTCCATTTTTCACGTATGGTTTTATCAATATTCAAAATATCAATTTCCATATAACTTACTATTATTTATCTTTTTAAGTGTATGTTTGCACCTTTTTACAAAAAACTTTAGCCTAAAGTATTTATAATATTTTTTATTATAAATAATGTTATTTTTAAGAGTTCAAATGCCTTATAATTAAAAACATTTTTCACCTTTTTTAATAATATTGATAAGTAAACCTAAAATACCTAAACTAAAAATACCTGCCATAATACCATATGCTAACAAGTAACCATTAACATGTATTTTATCTTTTTCATCTTTTGTAAATGCTTTATTAAAACATATTATTGAAATGACTAAAAATAAAATAAATGGTAAACCAACTGCAATACACCAAGCCATTTTATAATAAACATTATTTTAGTTTTTCACGATTTATTTTCTTTTGTTCATTTTTACAAACTTTACAATTTGCACATAATCCATCTTTTGTTTCTTTTGCTTTAAAAAACTCTGTACGTTCTCTTACATTCTCACAGCGATTACACCACTTATGAGTACTCTCATCAAAGTCTGGAATTGTTACAATTTTTTTAGGTCTTGTTGTTTTACCATACACACCTACCAAGTAACAATCTTTACAAATACGATTTACACCATCTTTATTATCACTATTTTTGAAAAATTTAGTAAAAAGTACATTACGACTTTCTTCTGTTGTATGTGTAATACCACCACATCGTTTTGTTAAAATAATTTCAGGTGCTCTCTTGTTGTCTTTATCTTCATTATCTTCTTCATCTTCTTCATCTTCGTTAATATTTACAGGAGTGCCTATAATTTTTACATTGTGACTGTTGAATTTTTCTAGTTCTTTTTCATCTTCTATTGTATAAGCTAAATTCATAACATCAGCAATGCTTTTAATAGATTCAATTAATT